ATGAGCGTATAGCTAAGGACTTACAGGGCAGACCAAGGGAAGAGATATTGACACGTGCATACGGAGTGCCTGTTAAATCAATGACTACCCTGTTCCCATTGTTTAGCACTAAGGTTCACGTAACAGACGAACTGCCCGTAATAAACGAAAGAACTCACACGGTATATCAGGTGGTTGACCCTGCCGGTGCTAGGAACTATGTAGCTATATGGGCTGCCGTAGACAAGCAGGGGTTTGTTACTATTTTGCGTGAGTGGCCCGACCGAGATACCTATGGCGAGTGGGCATTGTCTGGTGATCCCAAGTGGAGGTTTGGTCCAGCAGCCAAGAAGATGGGACACGACATCCAGGCATATATAGAAGAGTTTAGGGATATAGAGAGTGATCTAGGCGTAGAGGTGTTTGAGCGAATAGGTGACTCACGCTTTTTTGCTAGAGAAAACGAGGACAACACAGATCTGTTTGAGAGCTTTGCTTCTAAGGGGATGTTCTTTATACCCTCAAGTGGAGCAGACATTGAGACGGGGCTGTCTGGTTTAGACGAGTGGATGCTCTACAATCCTAACACAGAGGTAGATGATGCTAATAAACCAATACTTAAGATACACTCATCCTGTGGCAATTTAATACAAAGTTTAATTAACTGGGGACATAAGGGCAAGGTAGATGAACCTCTGAAGGACTGGATTGACCTTCTACGTTATCTGCGCATGGCAAATGATGGCTATGGTCCAGACTATGTTTCTGACACCTCTATGAACACAACAAGAAAGTCCGAGGGAGGATACTAATGGCAAAGAAAAGATTATTTCAAATAGCAAAGGAATGTAAAGTTCCTTTTGAAAAGGCTCTGGATTTAGCGTTTCAGCACCTAGACGAAGATATGATTACAGGGGGAAAACATTTAACTTGGATCAACGAGAAGGGGCAGGAGATATTAGACGATGTCATGCCTATGCCCAATGTCTCAGCCAATAAAAAAAACAAGGAGCCAAATAGATTAATATACAGGGGCAAGGTTTTAAGGCAATGTCCTAACCCCCTGTATGTTGAAGTCCATCACCGAGAAAATTTCTGCAAAGTTAATGTAAAGATTACTAAGAGAATGCAGGGCAAACTAATTGGCAAGATGATTTATTTTGAAGAAATCAAAGAAGGAGATATAACTAAATATTATTGGATCAAAAAGATTTGATATATATGATAAACTAATAGCTACCAATGTTAAGCGATAAAATTTCTGAGGAACTAACTTACGTCGGCAAAGAACCAGGTGTTCAGGCTCTGCGTCAAGCATACAATCAAACCTTAAACGAACTGGACTCCTATTTTGATCTGTGTCGTACTAGCTATGACGACAGGCGTAACGAGTGGCCAGGCAAGAGCCGTGACCTGCGTAAGCATGGTTCAGATGCTTTCCCGTGGGAAGGTGCGGCAGACATGGAGTCTCACGTTATTGATGAACGTGTTACTAAGCTGGTGTCATTGTTTATCTCTTCTATGAAGCGAGCCAACATAAGGGCTTACCCTGTGGAGATGGGAGACATTTCTCGGTCTAAGATAGTATCCAACTTCCTCAAATGGATGGTGTCTAGTGGTTACATCCCTAGATTCACACAAGAAATGGAACTAGGGGCCAACTATATGTTAGAACGTGGCTTGTTGATTACATATGTAGGATGGCACAGAGAAGACCGACGCTTTCTTCAAACTCTAGACATTAATCAGATTGCTCAAATATCTCCAGAGCTTGCTGCAATCATCTTGGAAGGCAACGATGATGAGCAGATTATTCAGCTTATAAAAACAACTTTTGACGGTGTAACAGACCGCAAAGCCAAGAGAGCACTCAAAGAAATACGAAAAAGCGGAGTCGCGGAGCTTCCGGTAGTTCGCCGTCAAATTGATGTTCCAGACGTAAAGACCTTAGCACCTGACGGAGACTTCATGTTCCCGGCGTATGTTACCGATCCTCAACGCTCTCCATATTGTTTCTGGCGAACATACTACACCGCGCAAGAATTAGAAAATAAAGTGGTTACCGACGGGTGGGACGAAGCTTTTGTAGACTACATGATAGAGCATTACCGTGGAGTAAACATTGACTCTATCGAGCGTGAACAAGAGGGTCGTCGATCTATTAGTCTTACAGATTCTGCATACGAAGCTGATGAACTTATCGAGGTTATTCACTGCTATCAACGCTTAGTTGATCCTGAAGATAGTTCTGAAGGTATTTATGAAACTGTTATACACAAAGACTTTGATGGCAACGAAGGACTAGGAGTGCCAAGCTATGCTAAGTTTAGTCTTATGAATGGCTACGAAGACTACCCCGTTGTAGTTACAAAGCTATCAGAGGACAGCAAACGCTTGTATGATACACAGACTATCCCTGATGTATTGCGTGGCATTCAACAGCAAGTAAAGGTAGAGCGAGACTCTCGCATTGACCGCAACAGCCTAGCTACGCTTCCACCAATTATGCACCCTGTAGGCAATGCGCCTAAAGACTGGGGACCCGGTAGATATATACCATACCGACGTAAGGGCGAGTTTGAGTTTGGTCCTACTCCCAACTTTAATCAAGGCTCCTTAGAAATGGAACAAACTATGGAACGTCAAGCCAACGCAATGGTAGGGTTAGATTTTCAAGACCCTATTAGCCAAATGCGTAGGCAGTTTTTAGTAGACAAGTTTTTGGCTCACTGCGCCGATGTTCTAAAACTAGCATATCGTTGCTTCCAAAGGTTTGGACCAGACAGTATCTTCTTCCGAGTTACTGGTAGCCCAGACCCCCAAATCTTTGACAAGGGCAATCCAGATGAAAACTTTGACATCTTAATTGATTATGATGTGCTAAACTCCGATCCAGAGGCTCAAGAGAATAAACTAAATCAGTTGGTTTCTCTAACACAGTTAGATGTAAATGGCAGGATTAGCATTGATCGTCTGCTTGAGGTAGCCGCTAGCAGCATTGACCCAACTCTTGCAGATGCAGTGTTGCAACCAGCAGAGGAAGCCCAAGAGCAGATTGTTAAACAAGTTACAGATGACTTGACAAAAATCTTTGCGGGCATTGAAATGCCGGCTCGTCCAAATGGTGGTCAGATTGCATTGCAAGTTATCGAGCAATATGCGTCTCAGCCAGATGTAGCACAAAGAATAGAACAAGATGAAGCATTCCGAGCTAGAATGGAAAAATACCAAGGTCAGTATATGTTTGCGATGCAACAAATGCAGAATGCTCAGATTGGTAGAATTGGCACAAACCCCGCCCAAATGGGTCAAGTGGATACTCAAAACCTCTAGCATTTGTTTTCTATTCTTAAACTATAACGCAATGGCGGATAATAAAACACCCACAGAGTTTGCATATAGCAGACTTCAGGATCAACGCTCGCGTAATTACTATGATATGTTGTCCTTGAACGAGGGCAATCTGCCAGGTGTTTACAAGGACAGTAAGGGCAATCGCACGATAGGCATTGGATTTAACCTTGAAGATGCAGGTAACCGTAAATTTTTAAAACAACAAGGCATTGATATAAACGAACTTTTTGAGGGTCGTCAGCTTTCAGATAGAGAAACAAAAATTCTTTATAATCATAGTCTTACTCAGGCATTTAATGATGCCCAAAAGTATGATCCTGGCTTTGCCCAAAGACCTGAAGCAGTCAAAATGACTCTAGTTGACATGGCATTTAACTTGGGTTTAACTAAACTTAACAAGTTTAAAAAAATGAAGCAAGGCTTAATGAACAATGATTATCAAACTGCCGCAGACGAAATGGTTGATAGCCTGTGGTATGATCAAGTTAAGTCTCGTGGACCTCGCATGGTCAAGTTAATGCGTTCTGCGGCTAGATAATTTATGGAAGAAGATATTAAGACCCTAGCTAACTACGAGGCGTTTGCTCGTTTTATTTACTCTATTGAGATGGCGCGTGAAGAAGTTATTGCTGATATGGCAAACGCATCTACGGAAGTAATACAGCAGTTGAGTGGCCGTATTATAGCCTATGATGACATTCTAAAGATGGTAAACTGGGCTT